TCTATATCTAGAATACCTGCATCTATGTCTACTATAGAACCAGCATTTGCATTACCGTCTAAGTGAATAGCTTGACCAGCTGTATGAGCGGACACTAAGCTAATATGACCGTCGGCTGAAGTTGTTTTAACAACTATTTCATCTGCCGCGTCAACACTAATCATATCAGCAGAGTTTATATCTATACCACCCGCACTTGTGGTTAAATCAAGAGCACTATTACCTGTTCCAGCAGAAAGCAATCGTAATTCTTGAGTACCACCACCGGCAACAACAAGATTAAGATCTTTAGCGGATCCGGTAACAGTTAAGTTTGAATCATCAGTACCATCTATAGATAAAGTAGTACCATCTATGGTTATACCAGCTGTTACATCAATATCTAATATCCCAGCATCTATTTGTACCTCTGAACCAGCATTAGCGTTAGCATCTAAGTGAAATGCGACTCCAGCCGTGTGTGATGAAGTAATTGAAATATCACTAGCTGCTCCAGTAGTGACAATAGCTAGAGCACCAGAAGCAGTAGTAGTATTAGCAGCTGAGTTAAGTGTATAAGCGCCAGAGTTAAGATCCAGTGCGCCAGTAGTTGTTACGTCAATCTCTCCAGAACCACCAGCAAGATTCAAAGCTGTACCTGTAAGAGTGTTATCAGTTATAACAAGATTTCCAATAGTAAAATCAGTTGTCGCATCAATTGTAGTACCTGTTATTACTTGACCAGCTATAGTGCTACCACTTTCAGCTGTAAATGTATTAGCGGTAAAAACAAAATCCTTAGCGTTGTTAAGATAAACATCTATTGTATTATCAGCAGTCTCAAAGTCAAACATGTTATGAGAATCTCTACCTATTCTAAGACCTACGTTGAAAATATCGTCTGTGTCTACTGTTTCTGTAGCTAAACCTTGCCAAATACTTCCATTGAAAATTTGTAATTGAGCTGTATCTGTGTCATAAAATATTTGACCGGCAACAGCAGTATAACCACTTGCAGCATCTGGCTTTGCACTACCAGAGTGTATCACCACGTTTTGTAATTGGTTTCGGTCTAGATTTATATTTGCATTAAATAATGGCATTGTTTTTTGTTTTAATTAAGATATGCTTTTCCTGAGTCGGCAGAAGCTAAAGTTATTGTTAGTTGATTTTTATTGTTGTAGGTTACGTCACCTATAATAACTACATTGCTATCTGTTACAATTGTAACTGAAGGAAAACGCCCTAGAGCGTGTGTTACACTCCATGTAGTTGAAGCTCCACCTTGGTTGTGTATGAAAGTAGTCGCACCTATGATTGGGCTTGATTCTACCGTTCTACCGATCCATTTCATATTAGTATTCTACTTTTATGTCTACCAGCTGTGTAGCGGCAACACTTGTTAATTTAAATTTAAGTGCGTATGTTGTTGAGTCATAATTTAACTCTGGTGGTTCTAGCAATAAAGTTGACCCACCTGGTATTACAATGTCGTGTAATATTGAAACTTTAGAAACTGTTAATGCAGTGTTTTCTAAAAATAAATCTACTGTACACTCATCTCCACTAGCATCATTGTTACAAATTGTAACATATTTTGGTGGCCCAGTTATTTTATTAGCTAAGTTAGATAGATCAACAGTATCTTTATCTGTAATAACTAATACACTATCTGTACTTACATTAAAATATTTAAAAGCCACTTATTATCCTTTAGACCAGTAAGCAAATTCAAGCATAACAGCTGCGCTTGCCGCTGTAACTCTAAGTCCTTCACTTCCAAGCAGTGGAAAGAAAGCAAACTCACCAGCACCTAGTGATAAACGAAAACCATCTGAGTTATCATCAGAGTCTATTTCAACTAAATTTGTTGTTGCTGTTGTGCCATCAGAAGCTAATTTACCTAAATGTTTTATATAAACATAGTTTATAGTAGTGTCTTCTTCTGGAATTAATACTCCAGCACCGTCTCCAAAGTTTACAGCCGATGATAGAGTACTTATACCCATGCTAGGAGCTGTTGTTGTTAAAGGTAAGGTTACAGATAGACTTATAGCATCACTCTGTAAGCCTGGCGACGTAGAAGATGTGCTAGCGTTTGCTGTTAATGTTAATGTTGGTGTTAATGTTGCCATGTTTTAATTTTTAATTGTTATTAAGCTTCAAATATCATTACTTCTAAACCCGCTACAGCTATTCCTTGACCGTTAGCTCCAGTGTGAGCAAATATATCTACAAGTCCAGACCAAGGAAAAAAAGCAAACTCTTGTGGAGCTAAGTGCATCCAAGTAGCATTTGCTGCTGTAGTAGCTGCCGCTGCTAAATATATTTGCTTTGTTGCGTGTATATTTTTAACGTATATATATGACTTACCTTGCGCCGTGGAGAATATCTTAGGACCACCTGGATCTAAGTCATTAGGTGAGAATATTGAACTTTTTCTAAGATCGTTAGCTCCTAGTGCTAAAGCATCTGTTACTGATAGACTTAAAGCATCTCCAGTTACATCTGTGCTTGTTAGTGTTAGTGTTGGTGTTAATGTCGCCATGTTATTGTTTTTTTAATATTTTCTTTTCTACTGTTCCGTCATCGTATATGAAAAACAGTAATTGATTTGTATTCATTTTAGCAGGTCTACCTAGTAGATCTGTTATTCTTAGTAAGTTAGCTATTCTTCTTGGTAATGGTCCAACCCAAGTACCTTCACAATAATCGTATGTTGCTTGACATATTTCGTCCCACTCGTTATCACAACAATAGTTATCTATATCTATAACCCAAGCGTAGCAAGGATCGTTTAACCAGTAAGGAATGCTATCACCAGTAATACAACCTGCGCTATAACGACAAGATATAGGATTGTCAGTGTTAGCATTTGCATTAAAGTTATACGCTGTTTGATCCATGCAACCCATAACGATAGAAATACACGCACCGTTATCCGTGTTAGCCAGTGGATCGTAGTTAAGAGCCAAACTATCCATACACCCATAAACATAAGCAATACAACTAAAGTCTTCCGTGTTTGCTGACGGGGAATAGTTAAGAGCAGAAGGGTCCGTGCAACCGTATATAAAAGCAACACAAGAAGAGTTATCAGCATTGGCTAGTGGGTTATAGTTAAAAGCTGTACTGTCTGTACAACCGTATACGAACGCAGTGCAACTACCGTTATCACTGTTTGCAAGTGGATCATAATTAAATGCTAAAGGATCAGTACAACCATAAACAAAAGGCACGCAAGTGTCAGGCGCCGTAGCAAGCGGATCGTAGTTGTACATAGTTACATCCATACAACCATAAATAAATGGTAAACAACCAACATTAACATTTGCTATCGGATTGTAGTTGTAAGCTAAAAAATCTGTACAACCAAAAACAGCTAAACCACCTATTAAACAACTGTCTTGATTATTGTAATCTCTAACTATTCCCATTGCAGTATCCACGTGGTAAGCTAAATAAGCTGGACTAGTACAACCTGGATTGTAATAGCAAAAATCATTTGTATTAGCCGTGTCCATGTAATTAAAAGCTAAACTGTCCATACAGCCTTCAACAACATCTATACATTCATTGCCGCAATATGTAGTTCCTTCATAATTAATAAACGGTAAAATAAAAGGAGGTACAACACTCATAACTGTATCTCCAAACGGGTTCAATAAAGTAAAACCACACTCAACCAACGTGTTAAAAGCTTGTTGGTTTATAAAAAATCTTGCACTAACATCTTCAGGCGAAGCTAGATCTATATTAAACAATTGACTAGCACCATTGTTTGTCATAAAAAATACAGATGTGTCGCTACCTTGGTATATTTCTAATCTACTTCCAACCCAACCGTTACCTACTAAGTCATGTAAGTATAAATCAAATGTACAGCTATCAATAAAATCCATAACGTTAGCTAATGGATCATAGTTAAAAGCATTTGTATCTAAACAACCTACTACTACTAAGTTTAAACAACTTCCATCGTCTAAAGTAGCGTTAGGCATGTACTCAAAGTATAAGCTATCCATACAACCAAGAATAACTGGAGGCGGGGGACATGGAGCGGATATAAATACGTGGGCGGAATCGTACCCAAAGTTTGCTGTATCACCATAAACTAAAGTATCTCCACATTGCACCACGTAGTATGATCCGTCTTGCCCACCCCATAAACTACCAGCTAAACCATCACCATATTGATCGAATATAGTAAATTCTAAATAACCATGAGGTAAACACATCATAGTTGTTTGTGGTGAGTAAAAAGGTTGGCCAGTATAAGGACCGCCTGAAAACAACACAGCACCATTTGTATCTGCTATTTGCCAAGATGTTTCACTTGGATATTGATCTAGATTTACCAACACAAAAGCGTCAGTGCAATACTGAGCTAGTAATAGATTTGGTATTAATAATACAAGTAGTAGTAGTTTTTTCATTATATTTTTTTACAGTCGTTAACTGTTTTTCCAGTTCCGCTTGGAGATTTTTTTGTTCCTACTTTTTTGTATCCCTTCCAGCATGAGGAGTTTGAAGAGTCGGCTCCTTTAAACATCATTGGCGAAGCTTTTTTCATTAATCCTTTTAGTGGTGCATTTCTCATTTTATATATATTTATTTGTTAACATTTCCATCTTGCCCTAGCGGCTTTACCTCTTTCACCTTTCCATCCTATAGATCTAGCACAAAATGATTTTCTTCTACCCGCGTCTTTGCTTCCTGCTTTAACTTTACCTGTAACAGCTGTTTTTAATTTACTACCTGGATTTGCTGCCTTGTAAGATGCAACTCCTTTAGATGTCATCCCAGCGCCTTCCTCTGGTGTTCTAAAATGTCTATCTTTACCTTTTGTTCTTTTGTTTGACTGCTCAAAAGGACTTTGTTTTGTTCTGTCGTCTCCAGGATTACCACCTTGCATGAAAGACCTACGTCTACCACAACTTGTAACTGGAAAAGGATTATTTGCTTGTACGTATGCCATTTTAAAAGTCGCTCATTAATAATTCATCTATCACTTGCTGCATTTCTTTTCTTGTAGCTTTCATGCTAAACGATATGTCAGCTTGAAACCTTTTTACTTCTTCACCATCTTTATATATAACTACGGTAGGCACTACAACTATCTCGTGTTTAGCTTGTAACTTAGGTGATTTAGCTATATCTACATATACTATCTCACAATCTGTTAATTTACCTATGTAAGCTACTTTGTTTGGATCGTTCCAAGCCGCGTTAAAATGTGTTACTACTACCTGAGCATTAGCTACTGAACTGCATATCATTAAAAACAATACTAATAAATAACCAGCAAAAATCTTCCAAGTAGTGTCAATTTTTTTCATCTCAAGTCGTCTATTTTTTCTTCCATTCTAATCAACCTTTGTTTTAACTCGTCTACTGCTTTTTCTGTATTTTCAATAGACAGCCTAATGTTTTGATCTTTCATATCAAATTCCATACGGCTTACATCTGGCGGAGGAGCTTTTGGAAGTTCTTTTGCTTCGGCTATATCAGCTTGTAAAGCAAACCACATACCAACAACAGTCGTTATTGCAGCTCCAATTGCCATTAAAGTTTTAATACTTACGTTAAATCCAGTGTTTTCGTTTAATTCTTTAGCCATTACTTCTTTTCGTTTTTACTTGCCCACACAGCTTTTCGCTGCGCAGCTGATACAAATCCTGCTGGTGAACTACTATTCTTTTTTCTTTTTTTATATTCATCACTTGCTTCAAATTTTGCTCTTTTTTCATTCGCAGCTTTTTGTAGTTTATCTTTATCTGCTTGGCTTAGTTTGTCAAATGTTTCTTTATTAGCTTTTATTTTAGCTTTATTAAACTCATTAGTTTCACCATCAACCATAACTTTTTTGTTAAAGTTTATTTCTTTTGGCTTGTAACCGTGGTAACCTTTTCTTTTTTCAGTTGGCCCAGCTGGATACCTGTAAGGTGGCTGCATAAAACCTTCGCCTCCATAACCATCATCACCTTTTTCATTTTCTTGGTAAACTTTTTTACCATCTTTTACTACAAATTTACCTGTTCTTCTTTGTTTTGCCGCGGACGATCCCATTTTTTTAAAAGAACTTGTGTTTCCTGATTTTAGTTTGAATGCCATGTTAAAATATTGTATAATTTAATCCTAATTTAAAATCGTACCAGCGTCTATTCCAGTACTTATTGTATTTTCCCTCTACAAAGTAACCTAAACTTTTATTTACTTTTACGCCATATATCAAGCCAGCAGAGTAATCATACCATTGACCATCTACGTAGTTGTGATACGAAAACTCACTAATGTCATCGTAATGATAAGGCATTAAACTTGCCCAGGTGTGTATCCAGTTAGATTTTGTATACTTATAGTAGTCAAAACCAACAACAAAAGAGTGTTGTATAGTTTTTTCTAACTCATTTCTTTTCTTTTCAGTATAGTCAGCTAACATTGTTGGTATAACAACTTCTTCCCAAACCTCTTTGCTTGTAGCAACGAGCTCTCCGTTAGGAGAAAAATACTCACTAGCAGCAACATCAACATTGTAACCTTGTTGTAATGCTAGGTAAGTGTAATGTATATTACCACTGCTTAACATCCACTCTGCTAAAGGATCATACCCATAAGGTTCAGATAATCTTTGTGCAAGCCCAGCGTTAAACGATAATTTGTCATTAACTTTATATCTATATCTTTCTGATGTTTCAAAATACTTTATATCAGCAAAACCATCTTCTAGGTATTCACCTTTTAGTACATAATTGTCTTTAACATATCTAATAAAATGATGTTGGTCTAAATAGTCTACGTTTTGTTCTCTTTTGTAATCTACTTCAAACAAAAACTCTAAACCAGAAACTTTACCTATATTAGCACCGTCCGACCAAGACTCCTCAGTACCATCGTAAAAAGTTTGCGCTTTGTTTTCATAACCAAATCTAGCAATTTTACGTATACCTAGTGATATGTTATAATCATAAGGAGTTTTAACTGTAGCTGTCTCTAACCCGTTAGACACGGAAAAAACATCTACGTCAGATATAGAGTTACCACCGTTAACAGCAGCATAGAACGTAGAAAACTTAAAAAGTTTTTTTAGCTCTTGAGCTTGTGTAATGTTGCAAGCTAACATTAGTATTATTATTAGTATTCTTACCATCTTTTTATTATCACTTATTTTTTCAATTGTTTACCTAATCGTGGTAATAACATAAGCCACTTTCAGCCGAAGTCATAACACCACATTGTTTTCCTCCTTTTTTAATTTTTGAACACCTTACTTTTTTACCATCTTTTCTTTCTTTTACCTTTGCATGTATAGTACAAAAGCTAGTGCCCTCAACAACTGGCAAACCACAATCTTTTCCATCCTTTTTAGCACCTGCACAAAAACCTTTACTTTTTAACAACTTTTGTTTTGCTAAGTTTTCTTTTTCCTTCTCCATTAGCTTAAGCTCTTTCATCAACTTTTTTCTCTTCTCTTTAGCTTCTTGATTTATTTTTCTTGAAATTGGCTCAACACCTACGTCCCAAGCAGACCAGCCTAAAACTAAAGCTAAACTATCAAAAAACTCAGTTTCATCTTGTGATGCTAATATTAAATTTTGAGTTATTGAAACGGCCCTGTCTACAGGCACGTTAGTTGCCGCTGATATTAAACTAGCAATAGCGTTTACCGCTGGACTATTAATATCAAGTCCCATTGCATCAATAGCGTCTTGGTTTAATTCCTCTGTTCTTATAGCTGAATATAGTTTTCTAAGCTTAGAGCCAATTGTTGGTGATAGATTTGCAAAAGCAAGTATAGTTTTAGTGTGATCAGCATTAAAGCCTTTTAACTTTTGCTTTTTGTACATCATAACACCATTTTTAATAGTGATGATTACTGTTCCCGTTAATCCCATACCAGCAAGAACACTGTCAATCATAGTTTGAGCTATTCTATCTGTTTTATTATCCCACTCTTCGTCATCGCCAAGAGCGGCAAATAAAGCTGTTTGTAAAGTTGCAAATAAAGCGTTTTGTAAAAAAGCATAATAAGCAATTTGAGATATATGAGACTTTAGGTTACCTCGTTTGTTTTTTATATTTAAAACCGCTTTTGTCATTATACGGAAGTACTGTTGTTGAGTGTTTTTAAACGCTAAAATCAACCTACCTAAACCACCAGCTTGTTGCTCTGATATAAGATCAGGTCTAGAAGACTGTTGTCCTTTTTCAGCTTTATCATTAAAGTCAATCCACGCTTGTGCCTCTGCTTCGGCAACAGACTTCCCTTGAGCAATATAAAAATCCTCTTGGTTAGCAAGAAAACTAGCACCACCTACCGCAATGGCAAGACTATCCGCCGCTGAAGTAGGTGCAAAACCTTTGTTTAGCAACCACGCTAAAGCTGCTTTTAACGGGTTTTTCTTTCCTTTTAAATACTCAGTAAGCTCAGCTTCATTTACAGTTCTTGTACTTCCACTTCTTCTTTGCTTTAGGTAACTAGAATACAATATTTTAACAAAGTTTTTCTTGTATCTTGGAACGTTTGCAAATTGTTTAGCTGCTTTATATGGCGTGTTATTTTCTAAGTCAATAAAGTTTGCCGCTGAAATTAATTGCAGCGATGCAGATTTAAAGTTAAAAAACATAATAGCCCCAACAGAGTTGTTAACCCAATTATTCCAATTAGACTCTATCCTAGAAGAACTTTTTTGATTGCTACCATACTCCATTCTATATAGCATGTTGTCTAGTGACTCTGCATATCTTGCGCCATAAATAGCCTCTAACTTAGCTCTATTTTCCGGAGAAAATATTAATTCTTTATTTTTCTTCCAAATCTCTAAGTGCTTAGCTCTAGACACTTTGTTTACAGATTGATTCAAGTCGTAAGCGATCCCTTCAATAGTCCAGTAATCCGTTGGAGGTGGATAACTATCTGGTATAACGTTTTTTAAACCATCTTTATATTCAATTAACTTAGCGTCACCTTTAACAGCTTTTATTAATATTGCTAGATCTGTTTTTGATAAACCAGGTATTTCTAACCCCATTTCATTCCATATAGAAACTCTCACAGCTTGTTCGTACGTCCATTTTGTCCCTGGAATAAGCTTTTTTAAATTCTTTTTAACTTGAGGAAGTCTTTTAACTAAAGCCTTAAAATCGTCAGCTACTCTTTGAGCATCATCCTGCATGTTTTTATAAGCTACGTTGTAAGGATCAAACAAATATTTTTTAAAGAAGGCCATGTCTTGCGCTCCTTTGTCTTTTTTTCCAATAATTCTGTATATAAATAACTCAAAATCATAAGCGGATGGAGGCAGTATGTAGTCCCATATATTTGATCTTTCACCACCTTCTATTCTGCCCTTTGCTTTAGAGTATACTTTTTCTTTGCCAACACCTTCGTTTTCCTCAAGCATTTGGTTGAACTCATCACTTATAGAGAGATTAGGTGTTACCACTGATTCTTGATCTATGAGTTTTTCAATAACAACTTGCTCAGCTGTCCTCCCGTCTGGACTAAACATATCGTTTCTTCTAGGGTCGAGCATTGTTCTAAGCCAATCAGCTACATTAGTTGTACCAAACTTATCTAATAGATTAAACGTTCCTTTAGTACCATGTATTTGACCGTGACCTTGAAATATTTTTGCTAGCTCTAAGTCTACATCTATATTTTTATCCTTCATGTACTTAGCTTTCAAAATAGCTAATTTCAACATAGTGTTAGCGTTTGCCGCCGCGTGCTCTCCTTTAGTGCCCAATGCCTTTATAGCGGCTTCAATAGCTAACTCTTCAGTAGGATACTTTAGTTGGCCTTCAAATTCACCTGATTTGTGTTTTGCTTTTTTAGCTATAGCAAGCTCAGCCTTGTAATAAGGGTGATTCTCATCAGCTTTCTGTGATCCTTCTAATATAGTTATAAGATCTAAGGTAGTTAACGCTCTAAAGCCAGATACAGCGTTTGTTTGTATTTGCAATAAATGAATTGCTGTCACAACATCTATCTCATCTGCCTTGATTATTTCGCTTGCTATGAATTTTGCTAATTTAATATTAGCCTCACCAGCAGCCGTTATCTCACCATTTAATTTAAGTATTTCAGCTTTTTTCCACGCAATATTACTACCATCAATTTTACTATCTCCATCATTAAGTATTTTCTCTATTTTTGTAAATAAAGCAAACTTTTTGTTCATCAAACGAACAAGATTAAGGTTTAATCCTTCTGGAAGTATTACTTCACTATTTTTAACTTTTAATTTTAAAGCCTCTAAAGCCTTGTAAAACGGACCGCTTATTAAGTTACCAGCGTCGTCTTCCAGGTATTGCGGTTGCGTTTTATCATACTTGTATTCTGGGTTTTTCTTTTTAAATGCTGCATCCATCATTCTATTAATATAGCCAAGTATATCGTACTTAAGTAAATTCATTACTTCTGGCCCAAGCCTTGGCGCTAAAATGTTTGCAGCTTTATTTAGTTTATCTTGCTTATCTTCTAGGGTATCGTTTTTTACTTGATCTTTGTCTTTTTTATCTATATCCTTAGAAAGCATTATGCCTTGCAAAAACATTGTGCCGTTTTGATCTTTTATATAGCCTAAATCAGCCATCTTTTCTATTAAGGCTATTACATCTTCAGCAGCTGTAGGAAAGTTGGTTTTTAACAAATCTGCCACATCACCAGGGCCAATCTCATCAAAACCAATTTCAGTTTCTATATACTTAACCATTTCCTCGGCTTGCTTTTTGTCGAAGTTATTTTCGTTAAGATTACCTTCGCTACCGTTGGTTTTATTAAACCTAACATTCGCACCTCTATCTATTTTCATACCAATAGTAGCGATAACAATATCAGATATTTCATGTTTACCTTTAAACTCCTCAGAGTTTATAACTTCCATTGTAGCGTCAATACCTAAAGTGTAAGATATCAACTCTATTAATGAATTTTGCTTTGAAGCTGGTCTACCTTTTGGTGGGTTTAAAAAATTATCTATCCATTTTTGCTTTGTATCTTCGTTCCAAGGTAGTTTTCCAAACAACGAAGGGCCAGAGAGTCTTTTTTTCGCACCTGACATTTCTTTTGGTAACTTCCCTTCTTTTACAAGCTCATCAACTCTTGTTGGGGGTATGTTGCTTTCAAGCTCTATTACGAAGTCGCCAAATGATTTGTTGAATACCGACTGTGGAAACAAATTATATAAAGCTTCCGCGTTGTTTGTAATAAAGTTTTTGTAGCCATCTTTTGTAGGAATACCACCTAAAATCTTTTTAATATCATCAAACAAATAATCGTTAAAATACTTTTTAAGAGCTTTTTTGAAAGCTGGAGTATCTAGGTTTTTTATCTCTAATGGTATTATTTTTTTAATACCTTCTATTATTTTTTTGTGAAGCTCATCACCTCTTTTAATACCTAATATATTTCTTAAACCACTATACGTAACATCTTCTTCTATAGACAATTCTAAATCAACGTAATCATCAGACTCTATATCGTTTATAAAACTACCTTCGTCTTGTACGCTTTCTTCAAACTGAGATTTAGTTACATCATCACTTTTAAGTGCTTCTAAAGACTTATTTCTAAGTTGACTTGTTATCCAAGCCCAAAGATTATCGTTACCTATTGCATTACCGTTACCATCAAGCTTTCTACTTCCATCTTCATTGTATTGAGCTGGTACAAAGTTTCTAATATGTGGTATGAGCTCCACATAAGTTCTTTGTATAAAATCTTCCTCGCTAAAATCAGGCAGATCTTGCATTGCTAGCGTTATCTTGCTTTTTATCAAACCATCTAACTTGCCAAACATGTAAGTTATAGCATTGTCGGCGCCTGTTTTACTCCAAACATCTTGACTAACTTTACCAAGCTCTATGATTGGTCCCTCTAAATCAGTTCTACTAAAGCTAGATAAAGGTATTGATGTTGAAGGTGGTGTTCTTTCCACTTCACTTTTACCGGTATCTTTATCGCCAATATAACTTGTAAACCAATCCATTATGTCTTGAACGGTTTTAAACTTTATATTAGTATAACCAGAGTCCTTAAGTAAACTTGTAACTTCTTTACCTAATAACCTTAACGCTTTTTTGTTTGTTTTAAACGAACCGTCCTTGACACCATCTAGGTACGTAGTTAAATATTCTTCCTGTATGTTTGGATCGCTCAAGTTGTATCCATTAGCTAAAAGTTGTAATGTTATTATTGTTTCAACTCTTGGTCCTATTGCTTTTTTAAACTTTACAATTAAAGCGTGTCCTTCTTCTGTTATGTTACCGTTTTTATCTCTAATACTTTTACCAAATAAAAGATGAGCTATCTCGTGCTCCGTAACTCCAATAGCACCAGTTTCTATAGCCTTAGGTTTGTTAACAAACACTTCTCCATCTAATTCCCAACCATTAGCGTTTTTATATCTATTTTTAAGTTCAGTTACAGTCACACCATCTTCTTTTGCTTGTTTTTCAAACAGCTTTTCATTAGCCGGATCGTTTAACCAAGCATCAACCTCTTCTTTAGTTTCAAAGACAGTTCGCATTATACCTCGTTTGTCAGCCTTTTTTATACCATCATCAATCATTCTCTCATTGGCACGTTTTCTTATAGCATCTATCTGACTAACAATGTCAATAGCTTCTTTTTCTAAAACCTCTTTTAACTCTTGCCACTGAGCTTCTAATTGTGGGTAGTTTTCTTTTAAAGCTTGCTCTACAGATATACCATTAGAATCAGCAAACTCAAAAACACCTTTATAAGCATCGTAGTATTCACTATGGTACTCTTGAGTTTTATTGTCATAAGATTGTAGTAAAGATACAACAAACTCTTGTTCTTCTTTAGTTAAATATCTTGATAACTTATTACTATTGTCAACTATATCTACAAGCTCTGAATTTAACTTTGCTATCTCTGACATGTAGTAGTCTCGCAGCTTTTTATTACTCTCACCTTTGTTGTTATTGAAGAAGTTTAGCTTACCTTTTAATTCAGATTGTTTTCTGATATTGTTGTTTATTTTCTTTATATCTTCTTTGTTAGTTCTAAATGCTCTACTGATTAAACTACCACCGGTAGATACGCCAGTACCACCCACAACTCCTTGCAAGTAAGCTTCTAAACCTTGAGGACCTGTCATTCCCGCCCAAGCAAGATAAATTGCTTTTTCCTCTCCAGCCGCTAAACTTTTGTTGTAAATTTCTAAACCGGTTTGACCTAGCTCTGTAATACCTTCTCTTTGGCCGGATAGAAAAATATTAGCAAAACCTTGGCTAAAAGTGGCGGGGTTCATTCGCATAGCTTTTATAATACCCCTAAAACCAATTCTCTCTAATTGACCAGCGGCTAAACCTAATAAGTTGGGTATCAAAACGTCTTCTTCACCGTTCAAAACCAACTTAGCAATAGCAGCTTTTTCTGATAAACCTGGGTATAATCTTTTAGCCTTCTCTCTAGCAGCGTCAATATAAAACGGTGCCGTTATTTGTGGTATTAAACTAAAACCTCTAGTTGCTATAGCTGGCCCCATAGTCTCCGCCAAACTTGTTATGGCATTAAAAACCCCACCAAAAAACATTGCTGCATCACCATCTTTGTAACCATCTGTAATAGAAAGCTCTGGGTTATTTTTTAGTAGCTCAACTTCTAAAATGTATTCATATTGTTTTATAACGTATTGCTTGTAAGGATCTCCAACTTTTATGCCAGAATCTTTATATATCAACATGTGACCTTGAGCGTAACTTTCTTCATTTGTAAGTGTTCTGTCTGATAAAGGAACAATTTTACCCTCTGTAGTAAACCACACAGCCTCACCGTAATCACCAAACATGTCATCCAATGCTGTCACACCCGCTTTATCCCCCATGCTTTCTTCAAGCAACTTTAAGCCATCAATATAAATGCTTTGCAGACCTATAGCTAGATTATTGTTGATATCGTAATACCTTTTTTCAACATTGTCTAAAAGCTTATCTTTTACGTTTTTGTCATCAAAAACACTTTTACCAAGATTATATATTTTTGCAATACCCGTAAAAACATCACCAAGTGCAGTTGTCGCCAATTCGGGCTCTTCTTCTTTTTCTTCTTCTACTGGCTTATCAAGATAAATTTTTTCACCATCAAAGGTAAACGTAAAAGGTCTATCTTCAAGAAGCTCATCTAGAGTTTCTACTACGTTTTCTTTAATCTCACCGTCTTTTTCATCATAATAATAGCTTGTACCTGGTTTTTCTTCTTCTATGATTTCTGGTTCTACTACTTTTTTAGTTTGAGTTGCATCTGCCTCTGGTGTTGGTATCTCTATTTTTACCTCTTTTATTTCTTCCTCTATCTCTTCCTTTTTATCTTTTTTTTCTGGAAAAAAATCGTTAAGAGTTTTACCTTTAAAAATATTTATATTACCTATTTTTTCTAATAAAGTAGGTTTTTTAATTTCTTCGTTCTCGCTCTTTGAAGTTATTTTCATTTCAGGGTACAAAAAGCCTATTGGATTACCATTAGTATCCACCCAACTGTTAGACTTATTTAGTGACTCATCTTCAAACTCTACTGATTCCAATAAACCATTTCCATCCTTGAACTCCCCATTTGTTGCCGTGCTTCTCGGCTCTACAATCGCAACATTTGTTGAGCCGTTTGTCTTTTCCACGTTACTTGTAATAGGAGTTTCTTTTGTTTTTACGGCTGTAGCCTTATAAGTTTCAACAACCTCTTTAAACTGATTTTCACTATATATTTCTAAGCCACCTTCGTCTTCTGAGGCTTTATTTTCAGCCTTCATCCCTTCAATAATTACTTGTAATTCCTCATCCATATTTAACTATATTTTTTGATTATTTCATCAGCTGTTAAACGATTATTTTTACTACTACCACCTGGTTGCTTAGAGTACAAAGCGTGTTGGCTTCTTAATTTTTTTATTGCATAATCTTTTACCATAGGTTTTACATCGTCTAAAGCAAAATAAGGAGAGTCTATGTGGAAAAAATCCATATTAGCGTTAGGATATGCTTCTGCAAAGTCTTCTAGTATTTTATGTAGCGGGCTTTCTTCGTCGTGTATTGTAGAGAGTATCTGTTCTTGTGTTCTCAAAGCGTTGTTCACTAAAGCCCTTGCTCCTTCTTCGTTGAAAGGTAAACCAGAAATAGCCTCCTCCATAGTTGACCTCATTGCCTTAGATATAGTTTCAAAAGTTTCAAATGATTTAGGAAATATGTTTTCGTTTATAGAGTCTAAGTGGTAAGTTTCTGCAATATCCCTAAACTTTATTGCCAAGTCGTTATTATTATCAACTATCATTGTTGTTAAAGGTTCACCTTTTTCATCTGTTTTTTTAGTAACAAGTATGTCTCTTAAATAAGTGTTTGCAACAGAGGATCCTTTTGATTCATTATCTTGGCTTATAGCCTCTATGTTTTCAGCAACCCAACTACCAACCTTATTCATGTTTACAGACAAACTCTTAGCGTTAGATAAAATACCCTCACGATTTCTTGCTGCATCAACTCCTGACCCCGTTACCACGTTGAACATTTCATTTTTTTGAAGCTGCATAAAGTCTGACACAGCCTTGATAGCTGGCGGGCCTAATAACTGTGGTGGCTTTTCATCGCCAATAAGCTGCATGTTATTTACTGCTTTTCCTACTTTTAAATCTCCATACTGTTCCATTAAGTCAAAAACATTACCTTGAACTTCAACCTCTTGAAGTTTTACATTAGCAGATAGTTCCCCGCCATCTCCACGGTTTTGTTTGACTTTTTCAATTTGATAAAAAGGAGTGCTATCACCAATTCTTTCCTTGTAAGCAAAAGGAGCGTGACTATTAGAGTTAGAAGATCTTTTTCTTAAAGCTTTTTCTCTAGAGTTCATTTCAAGTGGAGAGTAGTAATCACCTTCGTAACGTGAGCTATTGTATTTCCTTGAAAGATTATTTTTTGCAATATAATCGTCCATCTCTTTTCTAGATAAAGTTTTATCGTTAAACAAGCCTTTTCTTTTTAATCTATAAAAATTTTCATCCCTTTTAGATTGTAAATCTTTATAGGCTTTGTCATCTTTGCTACCACCTTCTTTAACGTATTTTCTCATTTCATCATTAACCGCCCGTCTAGCATCTTTACCTAAAGCTTTTTTATATCTACTGTTGTCTTTTGAAAACAACCTCTGTATAGCATTTCTTTTTTTCTTTGAAACATTAACTACGTCAACATTTTTCTGTTTTTTATTTGTGTTTTTAACTTTATCTTTTTTATCTTTTTTCTCGTCAACCTTATCTTTCTTTTCAACATCTTTCTTTTCAACATCTGGCTCTTCATCAACCTCTAAATATGGATCATCAAAATCATCGTTCTTATCTTTCTTATCCTCCTTATCTTTATTATTTTTCTTAACCTCCTTATCTTTATTATTTTTCTTATCTTTGTTATCAGCTGCTTTTTGCTCTTCCTCAGTTAATTTTTTACCAACCAACTGATCCATAATAGGTTGTGTTATTAACTCACCTTTCCAGTCACCAGCTGACAAAGAAGTTGAACCACCAAGCTGATAGTTAGAAATACCAGCGCCTCTAACTAAAGTTTGATTTAAGTCTAAAGGAGTTTTAGATTTAGGCTTACTATGACCCCAACCTTTAGCTTTAAGCTTTAAATGTTCTTTATGAGTGTTGGCCATTTTTTCTTTACCATCACCATACATCATGTGTTTTTTAAATTTCTTTGCCATAGTTATTTATTTTTCTTTACCAAAAAATGATAATCCTTCTTCTTGATTTGCTTGACCAGCTTTAACTCCTTGCATACCCGCAGCGCCAATAGTACCTATACCAGCAGCAACTTGATCTCTAGCTCTTTGTCTAGCCGCATCTGCAGCACCTTTTCTTTGTTGAGCCATGCCGAGTAAGGTTTCTGTTTTGTCTTTTTGTAAGTCTTGACTTCTAGCATCACCACGTCTTTCCATTGTTTGCAGTTTAGAAGCTTCTCTTGCCATAGCTTGTTTATTAGATGCTTCTTGTTGGCCAATTGAAGCTGATGCTTTCTGTGTAGCGAGAGCACCTTGATTTGCCATAGCTTGAGCTAGCCCAGCAATACCAGATCCACCAGCTGCGCCTTGCATGTTTTGCATTATGTTAGCTCGCTGTTGTTGACCTTGTTGTGCTTGAAATTGAGCTTGCTGAGTGTTAACAGTTAGATCTTCCATAGTATTCTCCATGTTAGCGTAGGGATTACTAGTATCCATGTTTTCATAATCATTTTTACGTCGCTGCAAGTCCGCAGCGGCATTAGCTTGCTCTGCTCTTCTTTTTTTACCACCAGCTAAAGCCATACCTATTTGTGCAACTCCAGCCGCAGCACCTATGCCTACTAATATAAAACTCATAAGCTATTTATTTTTGTTAATGTATTTTTCATATTCTTCATAATTTCTTGATACTAATTCGTTCTCTAGTTCTTGTATGTTTTGTGTATTAGAAGGGTTTTTATGAACGTTGACAAATATAGAATCTTCGTTAGCATATATAACTCTTTTAGTTCCAGGCGTTGCCACAACATAACAAGGGGCTAAATATTCTTCAACTGCTCCTTCTGTTGCTACAGATATGTTTCCAGTTAATAAAAACCAAACATGTAAATGATTGTGTATTGCGCCTATAACAGAGCTGTCTTTTTTCATGCTCATTTGTCTAACATATATGCCGTCAGCAAAAGTATGTTTTAATGGAAACGTTTTAGTGTTTTGTTTTGTGATTATATTTTTTTCATCAGCAATACTAATCAAAGCATTTTCAAGTTTTGTCACTTTATCCCTGTGAGTTACTAGTAGCTCTGATTTTCTTTTGTTTATATACATTCAATTTTATTTAATATGCCTATATAGTCACAGTTTTTAGTAGCTATTTACTACTTTCAAATACGTTGGCGTTAATACCGAACAGTTCAGACTCTATTGTAGAGTTGTTTCTAAAACAAACTTCGGCATAATAACCAAGCGTTCCACTTGGATTAATTATCTTGTCTTTACTGAACAATATAAAGCTACTAGTTGTTGGAGGCACTGTTGTCGCGCTGTTAAAATTAACAACCATATTTAATCTACTTGTTGCAATAGAGCTTACCGCGCCTAAAAAAATCACATCTGAAGTGGCTGAGGTAGAAAAACCCCCAACAGTTGTAGGGTTAGAATACATAATCATGTCTCCAGTTTGTGTTGAGTCATTTATTTTATTTGCAAATGTTATACTTACTAATGCCATGTTATGAAGTTAATGTTATTACTATGTTAGCAGCTGATGACTCTGCAGAGACACCATCAGATATTTTGTATGATATAGTATCTGTAGTACCTGTAAGCGGAGCTAAATATTTAATAGCTTGACCATCAGAACTTAGTGATATTGCTCTTGAGTTACCAGAACTAGTGATTTCTGTTATTATCAATCTTTGTGAGCTAAAAGTGTCTGTATCTAAAGGTCTTATTATAATACTACCACCAAGTGCTGTTACGGCTGTTGAAGCTGTAATAGTAGGAGCTACGTAAGCTTGTACAAAATTGTTTAACACAACTTCTGCCGCTACGTCTACGTTTCCTAACCTTTCAATATAACCATCTATATTTAACTTACAAGAAGAAGTACCAGCTCCTGTTACATCAATTTTATCTATCCAAAGCTTACTACCAGCAACAGAAAACCTTATATCATCACCAGCTGATAAAGTTTGCTTACTTGAAAGTACCACACTACCTTTTGACACACTTACTATAGTTGGAGTTCCTAGTATAGTATCTCCTTCGGCTAACATACCTACGTCTAAGTTAGAAAAATCACTACCGTCACTGTCGGTTATTGCAATTACAGTCGTATCTGTAACGGCTCTAATAACTGTGTATTCAGCGGCCTCAAGCAAATTGTTAAACGTTGTTATTGGTGACGTTGATCTTATATCACTAATTAAAGGCTGTCTAGATATACCAACAGTTCTAGTAAATACTAAGCCTCCTGAAATAGTTCCAGCTGGAGTTTTGCTTAAAACAATAGAGCTTTCTTCAAAGCTTGAAATAACAGATGCGCCCGTTACATTTGTACCTGTAACCCCATCACCAACTCTAAGTTTTAAAGAGGCGGCAGTTGCTGTTAAAACTACAGTTGTTGCCGACGAAGAACCATGACTAGACACGGTTCCATTAATAGTGTAACCTAGAACTTGAGAAAAAGTAAAGTAACCATTATTAAGAGTGCTTTGACCTGGAAAGTCTACTGGGTTAAAATTTGTTAATTCTAAAAAAGGTGTTTTGTTTAATACACTTTTTACAGTAGTGCTAGCGGCATTAATACCAAAGTCATCTGCAGCTGTAGTTAAAACATAATCAACCACACCGTATTTGTTGTGTGTTATTTTATAACTTTCTGTGCTAGTGCAATCTGCTGATGTTTTTGTAGCACCAGTTGGTATCACGGTTGTTTGATATGTTGCTGCACCTAAAGTGTTTTCTGGCACAATTATACTATGAACGTTTTTATTTCTAAATCTTCCAAGCACTAATTGTTTTGATGGTGAAAATATAGTTTGCTCTGGAGAAAAAGGAGAACCCTCTCTTGAAAAAACATCATTTTCAAAATCATAAGTCAATCCAATATTATCTTGTACTGATATTTTGTAAGTAGCATCTTCAGTACCAACAACATTTAAATTTAATAAATTTTCAAAAGCATCTAAAGTAGATTCATTTGGAAACTTATCGTAATAAACGGCTGTTATTTTATTACAAGTAACTCTATCAGCTCTTAATACAGGCGTTTCAAGTATTATAGACTCGCCATCTAACAACGGTACATCTGTAGTGCCCATATCGTAGCTAAAAGAATATTTTATAGCAGTTAGTTGATTGTCACTGTTATAAGCCTCGTCACTAGTTATTGAGCTCCATTTTGTTAAGTCTTGTGATGTAATTTGAAAAGAAGGAACTGTAGCAAAATGAAAATCAGAAGCAGCCGTGTATAGAAAAGTAGCAACTTCAGAGGTTAAGCTTTGTTGTATGTCTAAAAAACAAGTGTTAGTTGTGATGTCACCGTTTGTTACCGCTGTTTTATTAGTAGCAGTTAAAGTTTGTGTAACGTTGCTCGCCCCGCTATTATGCACAGTAGTCCAATTTAATCTTTTATTAGCTACGTGCGTTCGACCGTCTATATCTACATCTATAGTAAAAGCAGTGTTTCCGTGAATATACCAAGATGCCAACTCCACAGTAACTTTTACTAAGTTTGTTGTATCAAGAGCCGTTGTTGTATCAGTAAATACTACAGATGTTGCTTCTGCCGGTAAGGCAGTTCCAATAAAAAAATCACTAGCCTGTATAACAAAACCAGGGTTTGGAGTTATATACAAATATACAGGTGATAAAATTGTTCCGTTAGCAACGTTGTCACCACTGTTTTCTAAAGTTGTAAAATTTGATACTAAATAATTATTTGCCATTTATTTTATTTTAATCATTGTCCCCAACATCTTTTGTTGTTAATTTGCTCAACACTGTTGATCCCGACGCAAAAAGTGCTACGCCCGATGGCGTTCCTATACCTTGTGTTGAAAATTGTTTAACATTGAGATTGTCTAAAGTGTTTTCTTGATTTCCTCTAATGTAGTTAAACCACTTACCTTCTTTTTCTTTAAACTCAGGCACAAAACCTGTTTCTAAATCTGTTTCTATCAACTCAGCATACCAACCACTAACCGTAGTGTTATTATAATATTCTTGATCAGTTAAATCTAAATCAATTTTAGACTGACTACCCTCATAACTTAAGGAACCAAAGTTCTTAACACTACTAGGCATGTCGTTAAAAACAGCAATTATTCTAGAATCGTATTGCTCTCCGTAAAAATTATTTCTAGTTTCGTTAGAGTGTTGTTGAAATAGTTCGGCGCCTTTAAAAGTAAAAAACTTATCGTTTATTGAGATACCAGTTTCTTGTATCCAAGAGGCAAACGAAGTCCAACCCTTAGTATCTTCACTAAAACTTACAGTGTACGGACTTGTTACATCGTCTTTCTTACCAACGCTTGAGGCTTTTAAATAATAAATTATATAAGCTCTATGTGAATGTAAATCTACAGCGCCAGAATCGTGTGTTAATTGTACTCTATAATATAAAACACCTGTTACGCTTAAAGCTGGTGCGCTTACCGATGTTATTGTAAAAATATTTTCACCAACTGGCCCACCGCCATACCCTTCCGTGTCATCAATACCAATAGCAAGATTATAAGCATTACCAGCGTCAACAGCAGTTTTTAATGTAGCTAACCAAGCTGTTTGGTCTACACCGTCATAATCATTAACAGCTACATCAATAAAAGATATAGAAGATGGATTAAAGTTTACATTATTGTTTATATCAAATGGAGCCCAGTCTTTAGTTATAACACTGCCTGGCACTAAACCATTACCTCCATTACCAGTAACACCAAAATATGTTTTTGCAGAACCAGCTGGCGGACTTGAAGATGCAAACTCTTTAATTACTTCTGGATTAGTAGTGTCTACTGTTAAATTATAAACTTTTTTGTTTTGATCGTAACTACCCAGTAAAGACAAGTTGTATCGTTTAAAAGAATCTTTAAACCAATCTCTCATACCTATATCTGATATTGGGGTTAAACCATCCATTGAAAGTCTTATCACGGCGCCTCTAGATTTGTCTGTAAAGTAAGCTCTATATTGATCCACGGCAAAAGACTCTGGGTTTGTTGATATACCATAGTCACCAGCGTAAGGAGTTGCTTGGCCTAGCACGTTGTTTGTTGATGTTAAATTAATGTTTCCATCAGCGTTAAAAACCGCGTCTTTGTTTGCCAAAACTCTTATCACGCGATCTTCGCAAAGCGTAACCAAATCAGTGTCTCTAGAAAATAGCTTTTGAATACTACCGTAGGTAGGGTTAATATCTTTTGTTATTTTCTCGGCTTGTATAAATTGATTAAGATTGTTAACACCACTAGTAGAGTTATATATACCAGAGTATATTAAACCAGATTTTCTTTGTTCTTCTTTGTATTGTTCAGCTAAAACCGTAGATACTTTTGGACCTTTGTCTATAGTTACAGCGTTAAAATCATCTCTAACTCTATTTGATTCAACACCATTATTAAAAGAAAAACAATTGTAATAATCAATAGGGTTCCAGCTTCTATAAAAAGTATAAAATACAAATTTGTTTAAAAAAGGACTCCACTCGTATTTTATAGGTAAAGAGTCGCTTGCTTCGTTATAAATATCAACATCAATATTTTCTTTTGGCTCAGTTTCCCAAATAGCAGGGTTATCACTACTATAACTGCTATCGCCAATAAATTCTTCTAGAAACTCTATATTTCTTTGATCATAATTACTCTGGTCAAAATACCTGTTCCAACTATCTCCATCATCAGGAATTTTATCATGAAAAGGATTGTACCCAGTGGTTGGATTACCTACAGCATCGTTAATACCACTTACCCCTAATGCAGGAGTAAAATCTACTTTGAATTTTTCTCTATGATTACTGGCGTCTCTGTAACGGCCGTTTTCTTTAGCGTTCCAGTTTTCTACAGAGTGCGATGTAGCATTTGTTATTCTATATATTGTTGTGTCTCCTGTCCACCTAAACAATTGACCAATATTTAAAAGGCTATTAGCAACAGATTTGTTGTAACTAGAAACACCAGGATCTGAAGTATCAAGTATATGCCAAGGCGGATCCCACTTACTCATTTGATCTTTGTTTTGAAACCCATGATACGCAAGATCAATAGACGAACTACTATTATGAAGACCTTGTCCATGATAATAATTTGATTGGCTGTTATAACCTCCAGGATCACCAACGTGTATACCTTCTGATATTGTTTCATCAACAAACCATTTTTTCCACGGAACTTCATCATCCCAAAATCCTTGAACTAAGATGTTACCACCACTTGATCTTCCACGTAAACGACCAAGATTAACGCTTGAAGATGTTATGTAAGTTTTTTGAACAGCGTCAGCTAATATATTTTTTTCTAACGTAGCATTTTTTAATACTTTAACAAAAAATCTTCCCTCAAACTCTGCTAAATTTTTAATTTCTCTTTCTGCTATTTCTAAAGATATATTACCTATAAAAGTACCAAGAGCAGTACCATCATCTGTTGTAAAAGAAACGTCTGTTCCAAGTGGTTTTCTTAAAGTAACTCTTTTAAAATTACTAACATTAACAATATTAACAATTTCGTAAAATTTTGTTGTGTTAGTTGCGTTTGAAAATCTTATAACTCTATTTTTTGCACTTAAAACCTTTTCGTAAGCTCCGTTAGTTGCGAAGAAGCTAGATTCAATATCAACATGTTGCTGATTAACCTTAGGTTCACCGCCGGTTTGATATTGGTTGCTACCTATAATACCAAAACTATTTGTTTTAGTTTTTACAAACAAAGGAGCTTCATCCGCTATAGCTAGTATTTTAAACCTAGCATCTTCAACAACAAAAATATTGCTATCATGTCGTTTTTTTAATATTAAAAAAGTTTCATCATCAACTTTATTTCTTTCAGAAGAAGGAAAAGACAGCCATATATTACCATCCTCAGCATCGTAAAAGCGATCCATAGCTAAATTGTAATACTCGTTAGAGTTTTCTTTTATGTAGTATTTGTAATGAGAAGCCCACTCTGGATATCGTGCATTTTTAGTTTGCGTTGAATCGTCAGCATCTCTAAGGTGAAAAGTAAGTTGATTGTATCTTGCGGCTTCGTCTTTTGCTAATTTTAAAACACCTGTTTCGTGAGTCTGTATCGGTGTTTGTCTTCCAAATTCATCCATATATACAACTCCCACTTGATAATCTCTTAAAGATTTTATCGAGCGCTCTGGCATAGCAGGAGACTCTATTACAGCATTTCTAATATCCCAGTAGTCTATAATAGCGCCAGTTGAAGGATCTCTTAATGTTGTTGCATCGTTGTAGCGGACATTTTGTCTAACGTTTTTTCTTATTGTTGCAACAGGTTGAAAACTGTTTTTAATTATATCATTTTTATCATCTACTAAATTGTAGTTTTGAGTGTAATTACCATAAACAATTCTGTTACCAGTTATTTCTTGAGACAAAGCTTTAATAGGAACGTTGTCCCAAGGTCTTAACAATTGATTTGATGGTAGCGTAGCGTGTATCATATCAGAATCTACCTCTAAAGAACCATTAGGATAATCAATGTCAAAAGCTGGTCTTTTGGCTATTGTTCTAAAAAACTCAACTTCCGCATATCGAATAACCAATCCAGACGAAGATGGACTTATCCAAGGTGGCGAAGCAAGATTAACTGGAGTTCCGTTAGCTTTAAAAGACATGCTAGTTTCATAAAGACCAGTTGTTGGGCTTGTAACACTTCTTATACCAGTAATAATTATTGGACCAGTTAAACCAGAATTAAATCCACCTGTAAAAACAATAGTGTCACCAATCTTCATATTAGAATCTCCAAAATCAAGATTCATGCCATAAAAATAAACACCCGCAGAGGTAATAAGGGGTATGGTACCGTCAAAATTGTTTTGACCAACCATGTGAGATACGGTTGTTTTTGTGTTTGGTCCTTCTGACCAATTTCCATTGTGACTAATTAATCCAAACCAACCTTTATCACCAGCAAAAGAATCTGTACCTAGCACATCATTTCTACCACTAGGAGATTTTATAGTTTCAACAGTATAAACATTGGGTGAGTTTGACTCCTTGTAAAGTACATCTATCTCAACAACGTCTAAAGGTGTTGTAGTTGGTTTAAAGCCTGACAGCATTAAATATCTTAAATTGTTTGTCATTCCAAGATTAAAACCTTTTTTAGGTAAATAATCAAATTTTTCAGGTAAAAATGCTATTTCTGAAAAAGGTGAATATGTAGAGTACTCTCCATCTTCATACCTCCACCTGTAAGCAAATCTAGGAAACTTAAATTCAAACAATGGTTTTTTCTGTTTAAGTTTTGCTCTATAAGTTGTTATAGTTTTTACAACTTGTAGTGATATAGTTCTTATTTCAAAAATAAAAGTATCTGCGTTGACAGCGGTTTCAACTTTTGCTAATATCAATACGTCATTAGAATTACCAGCGTCATCGTCATCTGGGTAAAATTCAATAAAATCACCTACCTGCCAATCCATTTGTGATCCAAAATGCAAAGCAGGCGTAAGGTTTCCATATTTTAACGCTACACCAACAGAGTCAAAAAAGAAGTTTGAACTTGTTTGTGCCGCGTTACCAAAAGGTAAGTTAACATTTGCATTTACAATTAAAGAACCGTCTACAACTATATCAGCTCTAGTAGTGTTAGACATTATTAATTTTAAGGCGGTTGTAGGGGATTTTTTTATAACGGTAGTTTCTCTGTAAGTCAAGGGCATGTATTGAAAACCTTGAACGTAATTAGAGTCGTCAGTTGATAGTCTTCCGTTTGAAGGAGATGGCGGTTGGCCATTTACAATGAGTAAAGTGTAATACTTGTTTGTGCCGTTAGGATAAGCGGCAGGATTTAGGTGTTGAGATCCATATCTAGATCTTTCTATGTTTATTTTTTTAGGCTCTGTAATTCCATCTGTCCAGAATAATAAATCATCAATAATATTAATACCTGTTATAAGTTTTTTAGGTTTTTCACTAGCAAAGTGAGTAAAGCCTAGAGCTCTTTTATTAAAAGGTAGTTCAAACGTTACAGAGTCACCAGCAACTACATCATTTAAGTTTTCCCATCCTTGATCAGCGGCAGTGTGTTTTGTATAAACTCTCCAACCACTATAAGGTGCAGCATCTTTTTCAATCTTAAGAATACATGTTTTAACACCTCTAATTGTTATGTCCATACCAGGCTGTATTCCAACGTCCCTTATATCATTGCTATTAAAATCAGTTACGTGTATATGATCAGAGTTGGTTCCATGACTATCGTTAGATATAGTTGATTCAACCTTGTAGTTTTCTACCGTTATGTAATTATTGTTATCGTTCTCTTCGTCATACTCCATTATATAGTCAGAATAAACGTTGTGAACAACACTAACAGTTCCACTGCTATCTTCCTCAACATGAGCATAAGTTTTACTAGCCTCCGTGTTTTTGTCTGGAGAAGAAACTAACCAATAAATCTTATTAGTTTTACCATTGCCTATGACCCCAACACAAGTAGCGTTAGCACCAAATAAATTAGTTAAATTTTTATTACCCTTTGTTGTTTGAACTGCACCTACGTTTGCTCCTTCAGAAGTTGCTACTTCAATATTTAAAGCATCTCTATATTCGCCGTTAGGTACCATTCTTTCATCAAGGTCTTTATTCATTTTACCTTTTGTAAAATTACGCTTCAACTCTGGCATATACTAGTGTTTTATTTGTTTCGACTTCCCTCTTAAAATTTGTGTAAGCTCCTCTGGTTTAATGTTAGATAATCTTAATTTTGCTTTTCTTGTTTGGGCAAATCTCTCTTTTTTAAATCTTTGTACAATGTACTCTTGTACGTTTGCTCTTGTAGACATAACAGCGTAAGCAATGTGTTTATACATGGCTTCTTCTGCAAACTTGTGTACTTTCATTTCAGCATCAGTTCCAAGACTATCACTAATGTATTTTAAAATTACAGTGTTTCCTGCAACGTTAGAGCTAAAATGTATTAACCCTGTGTTTTCGTCTATATAAAAAGTTCCATTTGACTGGGCATATTGAGGGTCTATTCCATACCTTTTACTACTAAGCATTAAGTCATGATCATAAGCGTCTCCGTGAGGAACGGTGTCAGCGCTGTTAGAGTTGTTTGCTTTAAAGTTGTCCCAAGTAGAAGAGTTTGCGTCCGTGTCTAAAACTGTTGAGGTAAAAGTATAATCACCAGCAGCATCTTGAGTTACGTCTGTTGGGTTTGATGTTTTAGCAGCTGGATACAAAACGTGCTCTATACCAGCGCTATCGCTCCAAGTTATTTTTACATAGTTAACGTAGTCTTGTGGTAGTATCATTTGCAATGACGGTGGTAAGACTATTTCTTGTGACTTAATAGATTTAAAAGTATCAAATGATAATTCTTGCAAAGCTCTCATAGCATGAAACGCAACATCCGTTCTTTTAATTTTACTTATAATCTTGTCTTCACCAACATAAGCTATTATAAATTGGTTTATAACATGTTCTAGTGATATAAACTGATAATCGCCAAAAGGTGTTGGTGACGCTGTGCTATAATACTGTTGGCCTGTTTGTGATATTAATCCCATTTATTATTGTTTTTTTGCTATTAGTGCTGTTTCTTCGTTTGATGCTATTTGTACTAAACCTGGTTTGTTTAATACAACACCAGCCATTTCTAATATTTTATAAACTAAATCAGTTTCTTCAGACTCGTGAAGTTCAAAATCAACAGAGCCTACACTATTATATAAAGCTTGATTGTTTACAACAGTAAAATTCCAAATTGGTTTTACAGGTGTATCAATAAAGTTACAGTTTACCGTTGACGTAGAATACGCCGGTGATGCTGAACTAGGATAAAACTGGATTGAATTTGCTGTTCTTCTTACATAAATAGGTCTTAATTGAGTAGCGGCATACAAAGCTGTTTGCTGCATCATCTCAGCTTCACCTGCATCTACTTGTTCTACTTTAACACTTCTAGTACCGTCGTTATAAAAAACAGTTCCTAACCTATGTAACGTTGTTGGTAGTACCATTGTAGAGCCTGACACACCAACCATAGCTACGTTTGTGTTTTTAAAAGGAGCTAGTCTTTCTTCTATCTCACTAATTCTATTACTGTACTCAGTATTGTTGGCAAGCAAATCTAGAGACTTGTCTACATCGTAAAAGTACTGCTCAAATATAAGTTGTTGAGCTTGATCAGCTAATAGCAAATACTCTTGAGGTGTTATGTAACCTCTTTGCTCTTTATTAGCTAAAGCTAAAACTTTTTGATATACTGTATCTACGCTTATTGCCATAATTTCTTTTTTGTTTGTAGTTTACGATCGCTCCGTAGAGCGACCGCTTCTACAGTTAGATTAATTTAATCTTTTTTCAATATTGGAGTATATCTCCATTCCCTCATCAGTTTTAAACCAATGTGCTAAAGCAGTGTAAGGATGCTCGTCAAATGGTATAACCATTAGCTTTCTTCCATTACTACCCCACATAAAGTTTCTTTGATCTGACGATAGTCTTAGTATTCCAGCTTCTACAGCTTTAATACCAAAGTTTCTTAACATTACATTCTCATCATCCGCTAACTCTAAGAAGAGTTTAGGATTATTCTTTGCAAATACTAATAAATCTCTTTTAAGTTCCTTAGAACTCAAGTCTGATACGTTAGAGCCTTTTTCAACACGCATAATAGCTTCTGCCATATCTATATCAAGACTTCTAGCCGCAACTAACGCATCTACCTGCATATTTAAAGTGTCAATTTCATCAGCCGCTAATGCCGCTGGCTTGTACTCTTCGTAAACTTTACCTTTGTGAGGGTGATATAAACTTAATAGTTTTTGTAAAGTTGTTTTTTCTTTTTCTACAAACAAACTTCCAGATCTAAATATAATGTGCTCTAATCTTTGATCACCTTTCATTTCGTCAACAAACGCTGTTTTTTGGTTTTGACAATATTTTAACTCTCTTTCATAACCTTTTTCTTTGTCAAAATAATAAACGTTTGCGGCTTTTATAGATCTTGAAAGTGGTGTTTTACCACCTACCAAAATATATAACCTGTCTTTTATTTCCCATTCGTTAGATGGTTTTAATCTTTCTCTTACTTTTGGTTCTGCAACCACAGTATCTTCAATAAATTCTGTGACTACTTTTTCTATATGCTCATCTCCAGGATCTGCCTGTGGTGAGACTTTTGTTTGTTTTTTTGCCATAATATAATATAATATAAATTAATAAAAAGAAAAGGCCGAGGCCGAAGCCCCGGTCTTTAATATAAATAATGCTTATTTCATTAACATGAAATTGTTAGCACCTTGTGTAACTAAACATCTTTCTGATAACATGTGGATTTGCATTGCATCTAAAGCAGATGTAGCAGCACCAACAGAACCAGTAACCCATGACTTCATTTTTCTGTCATCAGTTTGAGAAGCTCTATAACGAACATGTAAGAAAGGTCTCTTAAGATTCTTTCCTAATTGTTGGTCATATACAGTTGAAGTTCCAGCAGGAACAATAACTCCACGGATAGCAGCTGAACCAGCAGCATCATTGATACCACCTCTTGTAGCTTTGTCATTTAAGTATCTCATGTCAGACTTGTAAAAGTCGTAAGAACCTCTTCTGAAACCAGAGAAACCTAAGTTTAATGCCATATCTTCTGAGTTGTCAAATACTCCATAAGAAGTACCTCCAGCTCCGTAAGAATTCATTGAAGCTAACATGTCATCCATTGCTAACGAAGTAGCTCTGTTTACAAACATCATGTTTTCTTCAATAGCACCTTGCTTGTCAAACTCAGCTAAGATAGCGTCAAACTCAGCTAAATCAGTTGCAGCATTAACACCAGTTATACCAGAAGTAATATTACCTCTACTTTCAATAGCAGCGAATAAACCTTCAGTACCAGCACCATTAAGACCCGCGTCAGCAGCACCTCTAACTTCACTATTTTGACCGAAACCAATAATAGATGCGTCAGCAGTTTTTTCAGCTTCAAGCATAGTCATCTCTAAGTAATCGTTAAAACGAGCTCTTGTATCAGCTTCAGCTTTTAAGTACCATAAGTAACCAGCAGTTCCGTCTTCAGCAGCAATTTCAACCCAACCAACTCTAGAAACATCAGAACCTGATACTTCGTAGTAGTCTTTCATTATAATTGGTTTGTTTTGAAAGCTTTTGAAAGTTGGTTCGTTAGCTCCTCTTGAGTCAGACTTAAATGTACCTGTGTTATCAGCGTAAGACGCTCCTTTGCCATACTCAGAACCAATAACTAATATAGTAGCAGCTCCATCGCTTAAAGTTGATAAAGCAGCTGTAGCATAAGGCTCAACAGAAATAACATTTGAGTTTGGAGTTTCAACAACTAATGCTTTAATTACAACACCAGCTTGTGCTATCATCACCATATCATTAACTCTAATACCATGAACTCTACTTGTTGTTGCACCTACCGCAGTGTCTCCATCGATATCAGCAAGAATTGCAATCGTACCATTAACATCTCCATCAGCATCTACAGTACCTGTATAAGATAAATGTAATCTTGATTGTTCAGACCATACAACTTGATCAGCTGTCATTGCCTCTTCAGCTCCTACTTGTGAAAGAAACCCTGAAATAGTTCTCGGTCCGAAAACTTCAGCTTCTTGCTCCATAAGATCTGGTAAATATTGTTGCGCCCAACCTTGTCCAGTTGTAGACGCTAAATCTAAATAGTTTGTAGATAGTGTTTGTTGCCTTGAGGCTGGAACACTATTCAAACTAAGTCCATTTGTAATTGCCATAATTTTGTTTTTTTAATTATTTTTTAAATTTGTTGTTTTTAATTTTAAACTTAAAATCATCAGCGCTATCACCAAGTACTCTTACTTTAACCCCACTAGCAGAAACTTCTCCATGCGATTGTCTAGGATCCATGTTTACGTTTTTAGCAGTAGAGATGCTTTCTTTTAAAGCATCAGCTTTGCCTTGTTCGTAAAAATGATTCGCTATAGTATCAGCATTAGCTGCAGTGTATAAAGATTTGTGATAACCAGCAGCATCTTCCATAGCACCATTTTCATTCAAAAACTTTTTGATAAAATTGTTGATATCACTCTGCGTGTCTTTAATCTTCTCGGTATCGTTGACGTTCATTCTAAACTTTTTATCTCCAATGCTATATTCAAAACCTTTGAATTCATCGTTAAAAACTTGATTAGTTTTATTTAAAAAAGTAGAAGTGTTTTTGTCAAGTACTTCTTTTCGCTCTGACTCTTCTTCGTTGTACCTATCAAAGAAGTCAACTGCTTTTTGCTGCTCTTTAGTGAGCTTGCTTCCAGCTTTGATATCTTCATAGTATTTAGACTTTAGCCCGTCTAAGTGGCTTTTAGCGCTGGCAACTTGCTCTTTAAGCGCTAGTTTTTTTCTTTTAATATCTCTCTCCTCATCAACATCTTCATCATACGAAAATTGATCTTCCATTAAGAAGTTTATTTCTTCACCATCAAGATGAGGTTTTGTATTTTTATAATATTCTAATAGTAAATCTTGACTATCCATATCGTCGTAATTTGTATTTAGAGTAACATAGTCATTTAAATCACCTCCTGTTTCCTCTATAAAATTTACTAGTTTTTGTATGTTTTCTGGTAAAGGCTTGCCTGTTTCAAAATTTTCTTTAATAGCTTTACTAGCTACATCAGCTATTACTTCTTTCTTCTCTTCATTTGTTACTTCTTGTAAGATTGGAGTTTCCTGTGTTTTGGCTTCCTCTGGTACTTCTTTTTGTTCTTGTGCGGCATCGGCATTTTCATCGACTCTAACCACTCCCTCGTTGTCAAGGTTATCTTTTTTAATTTCATTTTCTTCTGGTTTTGTTGGTTTGCTTAAATCAACCTTTGTAATAGTTTGTTCTATTACCTCTGGTTTCTTTTTCATTTTTGTTTTAACTTTAGTAACATTTCCTTTTGTTTCGTTACCATCAGGTTGTTTTTCTGTTTTTGGTTTTACTTTAATCTTGCCAGTATCGTCATTTGCGATTGGCGTTTCTTTTTCTGCCATAATATAATATAATAATAGTTAATAAATTTTACATACCTAATCCAAGGCCACCTTGCATATTATCACTTGTTTTCTCAAAGTTTTTAGGCGGTTTACCATTGTTTCTTTGATCAATTAGTTCTGATTGCTGTGTTGCTTGAATTCTTGTTCTTTCGTCTTTCCTGTCTTCTTTTTGATTTTCTTTACCATCACCTTCACCTAACTGCATTTTAGCTAATTGCATTTTAAAGTTATACTCAGTTTCTATTAACTGCTTTTTAATTTCAGCCTCTTCTCTTATTCTTTGAGATTGCATTTCAAATTTAGCTTGCTCTACCTGTATTTCTGTTTGTGCTAGTTGTTGCGCTTTTTGTACTTCTGCCTGAGCGGCTGCGGCTTGTGTTTGTTGGTTTGCTTCTCCTTGGGCTTTAATATTCTCTTGTTGCATTGCTTGGTCTCTGTCAAGTTTCTTTTTTCTTCTAATCTTTAATAATTGATTAGCTAACTTAACATTTTTTATTTCTCTAAGATCTATAGCGTCAGCAAGTTCGATTAACTGTTGCCCTAGAGCTACTTGTATATTGTTTTCTAGTAATTGTTTTTGCTCTTCGTCTGGCGATAATTCTAGAAATATACCAAAATCATATAAGTGTAATTCTGATACCTCTTCTAACGTAGCAACGTTATGAGCTCCTATAGCTTGTATAAATGCGTCTTTAGTTGGTGAGTACTCTATAATATCAGATATTCTTAAAGACAATTTCTCACAAACATCAGCGGTTAAAAACAAACCCGACTGTAATATATGTCTTGTTGCTGTATTAGAGTTTGCAGCAGCTAATTTTTGAACACCAACCAAAGAATACTTATCAGGCTTAGAACCATCTGCAGCCTCGTTTAAACCCGTTACATCTCTTATCATTTGTAAATAATAATTGTAAGTTTGTATTAGGCTTTGTAATTTTTGACCACCAGAACCTGATTGTAACTCTTGAATAGGTATTTTGCCAGGGTTCATATCACCTTCAGAGGTAAACGACCTACCTATAACAGATCCTGTTTGGAAGAACATGTTTAAAGCTTCTTGTGGGCTGTAATTTGTTCCATTACCTAGATCTATCTCCGCTAAACCATCAGCATCAAGATAAACCCCATCTGGAACCATGCGTGACATTACTTGCTGCAGCTTCAAGTGTGTTAACTGTATCATATCGGCAAAACCAGTTATTCTATTAACTATAGAGTCAACCCTACCTTCATACATTCTTGGAGCAACTATACTGTAGTTCATTTTAACCTTAGTGTAATCGCTTTTAGACCTCATCATGTTTTGAGACTTTTCCCACTTAAGTAATTTTTCAGTACCAAGTATCATTGCACCTTCAAACAAACACTCTACTTGTCTAAGCATTTTACTATAACCTCCTTCTAAATTCTCAGGTGGATTAAAACTATCATTTTTAGGTATCATTTTATCAGCGCCAGTACCTGTTTTTTTAACCTTATAAACTTCATTCATATATGTTTTATAATTAAAATATAAAACCTGAACTTTGTTGTGATCGTTTTCTTTATTGTTTTTAAGTCTATTATAATAGTTTGAACCTGCTTTTGTAATAGTTTGTAGTTCTTCGTTTTTTAAATGAGGAAACTCTTTGACTAATTCATTTATTGGTATTTCTTTTACCTCTCCAACATAATATATATCGTCAAAATAAGGAGAATCAGTATAAGAGTAAACTAAGTTAGCTGGATCAACATACTTAACGGTAACGCCTTCAGATGTGTTAAACTCTGTTTTTGTAGCGCCTATACCTAATATAACTAAATCTTGAAAAATTCGCTTTTTAGTTAATTCATATTTATTTCCTTCTAGCAAAACATTTAAAGCTTGCTCTTCAGCCAACTCTATAGATTGTTTGTATGTTAGCTGCATGTGCAAAGCAACTTCTTCTTCTGTTTCCGGTAAAGTTTCTTGAGGGTTGTCGTTTAGTGGAATACCAAACGCTTGTTGAGATAACTCGTTTAATTCTTGAGTTTTAACATCTTTTAACACTGACTCCATGTACTCTGTTCTTTTTGCAACACCGTATGGATCTTGTGAGTAAGCTTTTATATCAAACATTCTTTCAGACATACCGTTAACAACTATATCTACAAACTTTGATATAATAGGTACAGGTTTCCAATCTAAATTAAGATATGATAAATCACCGTTTATAGATAATTCATCTTTATATTTTTGAATTGACTGCTCACCTCTTGCGTATAATCTTAAATTATGAAATTTTCTTTTTGTGTTGTCATACCTACTGTTAGAGTTGTGCATGCTTGACTCGTGGCCATGCCATTCTGCTTGAATAGCTTTACCCACTTGTAAACCATACTCATAGCTTATTTTTTCAGCGTCACTAACTACTTGACTTGGGAAAGTTCCTATCATATTATTTTTTAATTATTTTAGACATACCACCTTTGTTTTCATATTTTGCAATATGTATATTTAATTTTTGTTTTTCAACTTTAGCGTTTGGCGCATACAAATGCCTGTTGTTAGCCATGATAGCTAAACCAGAGCTAATTGACGCATCATGCTTTGTTCTTTTGTTAATGTCAAATCTAGTCCAATCGTTTAACAAATCATTAAAGTAACAATTTCCAACTGATCCATCTTGTTGCAAACCAACATGATCTTGTATATACATTTCAATTGCAGCGGCATGTGCTTGTTTTATATCTTCACTAGAGTTAGGTATGCCACCTACTTCTTTTTCTGCTACAGATAATTTATTCCATATTTTATCAGGCCTGTTCATGCTAAAACCTCTATAACCTCTTCTTCTAAAATAATATAGCAAACGAGGCTTATTGTTTTCTGCTAATATAGGCATGCCATAAAAAACGCAAGCCATTAATACATCTTCAAAAAATATTTCAGCTGTTGGTGGTCTAGATAAGTATTCTAAGAAAAAAGTATTAGCTGGAGCATCTTCCATTGAAAACCTTGTTAATCCGTGAAGCGCTCCTTTTGAGCCTTCGCCATCAACCGTCCCGCTAATATCATAACTATCACAACCAAAAGCCCCCATGTGTTCATTTCCGGGATATCGTATGCCATTTTTTAATATTACTTTATTTTGTATTTGTTGAGGTGGAACCCAGCTTACTTTAAATCTACCTTTTGGATCTGGATAAAATATTACTTGTGAATCTTTCACGCCGTTTACCCATTGAAAGTTACCTTTAGTTACGCCTAGTGTTCTAGACATTTCTTCGTTATAATCTATTTGCTCGTATATTTTAACTAAGTTAAATATACTACCTTTTGTTTCGTCTCTAAAAGCGTGCTCTGTTGTTCTTGGAAACTGGCGGTAAAATTCGTTTAAAGCATCTTGATCATCTTTTAAACCATCTACTTCGTTTTGCCAACTATCAATTACGCCTATATCTATTAACTCACCGTCTGGGGCGAACAAGTCGACACTAGGAGTAGTAAAAACTGGAACTCCGTGCTCATCAATAAATCCTTCGTAGTTCCATTCCATTGGGATAAACAAAGAGTATAAACCAGACTTTGTTTGACCATTTCTATTTCTCTTAGTGACATCTGATGCATTATATAATTTTTTAAAGTTATCACCTCCTTTATCTAAAGCGTTTGAAGTTGAGCCCATCATGCACTTACCAACTATTCTACTACCTAATCTCAAACATGTTTTTGTAACTCGCCAGTTGTTTAATATATTATCAGGTCTTTCCCATTTACCACTTTCATCGTGTACTAATAATGCTAATTTTTCACCATCATAGCTATTGTCACCTGTATTTTTCCAATCAATTGTTGTGTCTAACCCTTGTATGTTCTCTAGCTTTTCATTAGCCGTAATCTTTTTTCTTGTAAACTTGCTGGCTGGAACTCTATAAGCTAGCTCAGACTTTGGTCTATCCATACCATCTTGTACTGGTTTGAAGAAAAACGGATAATTAATACTTATAGGCACTACCTTATCCGTAAACATTTTTTTTGCATCTGAGCCTGATTTAGACAATATACCATATCTACTATCACTTGCAAGAGTAGCTAAGTTAACTGTTTCAGCTGATGACATAAAAGAAAAACCAGATCTTCTGTTTTTAAGGTAACACATACCATAACATCTTTTATCTGCTTTGCAAGCTTCCCAGAATATAAAAAACAACCTGTTTGCCTCTCTAAAGTCTGGTGCACCTACATCAATCTTACTCCATTGTAAGTACATGTAGTGTGTTCCTACTATGTATGTTGGTTTTCCATTATTAATAAACCAAAAACCTTCTTCTCTTCTTCTAAACTCTTCGTCTATATAATCATGCCATTGGTCTTTTTGATCCTCTGGATATGCTCTCCAATCAAATATGTTTTTTAAACGTTCTAATTCTTTAGGCTGCTTAAACTTTACCCATTTATTTTTTTTGTCTTTATATATTTCTTTTGGAGGTTTTGGCAAGGCTATAGCTAGATTTTGTATTTCTATAATTTCACCTATTTGACCACTACGCGATAACACAATGATATCGTGTTCTTTATCGTAACCGTACTTCCATTTTTTACCTTTGTTAAGTCTACTTATAGTAGTTTTTTTAACTGGCTCAATGATTTTAACTAAACTCTGCTCGTACATTACTTAGATCTACCTTCTGCAAAGCCTTTAAAAACTTTCTCTTTTTTATCTTCAGGTGTTTTACCCTCAAGTAAGTTTTCTTCTTCTTGTATCCTGTTAAGTATTTCAAAAGCATCGAATATAGCTAGCTTTTTTGATGCGGCAGCGTTCTTCAGCTTGTCGGCTGTTAGATCGTCTTCTGAGTTAGTTACAATAGCTTCTTTAGCTACTTTTATTAGCTCCTCCACTGCTTTGTGCCCAGCTTGGATTATACTCTTCTTCGTTTCCTTGATGTTCATATTTGATTGTAATAAAATTAGATAAAACTCGATATAGTCTCTCGCCATCAACGATAAACTCGTATTCACTACTTGGTCTAAAACCAACTAGATCATTTACTTCCACGGTACCGTCAGAATATTTGACAATACCTTGTAAAGGTTTTTCAGATTCAACATTAAATTGATCTGTAGCTTTTAATGGTGCCACAAAACAATATCCCTTAGGACAAATCCAATCATCTTCTCTTTTGTATAAAAAGATTTGATCTGGAGCCACAAGATACGTAGACTCATTAAAAAAACTTCTACTATTTCTCTCTATACCCTTTACATCATTCCATCTTCTAAAAACATTGTGATGTACTAGTATGGTATCACCTCGCATTATATCCGCGTGACCAACCATAGGTGTAGAGACAACTGTAGCCTCTCTGTTAACAAACTCATGATTAAATATATCAGTATTTAATATTAGTTCTCCATCATCAAGCTCTTTAGTGTTATTGTATCTTCCTCCTTTTGGTGCTATGACAAAATCATGAACACTTGTCATTAGTACTCTAAGTTGTACTCTACGGACACAGCCATGTTCTTGTTAAAGTCTTTCCAAGGCAACACATCTTTATTTTTTTTAATATAAATAGAAAACTTAGTGTCTTCTTCTATTATATCGCAGATAGTATGACCACCATACACTTCTTGCCCTACGGCATAGTGCATGGCGTCATTCTTATAGTCTTTACCTACTGAAATTTTACGAATTAGCTTCGACATCTTCTTTGTAGTTTATTGTACCGTCTGTAATATTAATATCAACTGTCCCGTATTGTTTAACAAGTTCTTCTTGAAGTTCTTTCAATTGATTTTGCGCTCCCACTATCTGGTGTATTAAAGAGTGTTTTTTACACTCCATATCACCAACCTCAACTTGGGCTCTATTAATACTACTAACTATTGATTGAACTCTTTTTAACTGATCATCAGTTAGTTTTTCAGGTTTAACGCCTTTAAGTTCTTTAATTTTTTTACTTGTGTTTTTTGCCATAATTTAATTTAATTTAATTGTTAATTGTTAATGTTATTTTTCAAAATCTATTTTTAATCTTATTGGTGAAGAATTGTGGATCTCTTCGTTGTCATCTAGAACTTCTACTAGTCCTGGGCTTTCTAATGTTATAACCTGCGTATTACTTGCAAATGCCGCTATGCTTTTAACTGTACCTAAAACAGCTCCAGTTGAACCATGTAACACATCACCTGGTGCAAATATTAATTCAGCATCTGGATCGTCATTACTACCTTTATCAGTGTCTATAGTAAGATCACCTACAGCACCAGCTCCTCTAGCTAATACAGTTGTAGAGAAATCAAGAGCTCCTTTTGATATACCAGCTACGTAGAACTTATCTACACCTATAGTAGAGCCAGATAAAGGTTCGCCTTGCATTACTATGTTTGGTTGCTTTTGATGTTTCATTACGTTTACATAAATTAAATCACCATCATTACTATCAAGACTTGCGTCAAGTAAAATTCTACCTATAACATGATTTTTCCAACCGGCTTTAGTTACTAAAGCACCAGTTGTACCTAAAGTTGGTGGAGCTAAAAGATTATTAGTTCTAGCAAATATAAGCTCTATATCAATCGCCCCTGCTTGATCAGCACCATTTGCACCTTCAACTAAAGCTGTAACTCCAAGCATTTTTCCAGGTCCTCTTGGTATCTCAAACTCTGTCCAGTCAAATAGTATTTCTGTATCCGCGTAAGCAGCTGACTGTATGTTACCAGGCATTATTGGTTTTATATCTGCACTAAAATATTTTGATTTCATATTTTTATTTTTTTACTTTTTCTAATGATCGTCCACCGAAGTAGGCACCAATCACTGTTATTAATACTAATTGTAATAAGTCTACCCACGAGGATTTAACCTCAAACTTAATAATGCCAGCGTCAATAAATATTAACAACACTGTTGATACTACTAAGAATATTAAGACTAGTGGTCTTATGTTTTTACTAAGCCAAGAATCAGACTGCATATCCATTTTCCATCTCTCCGTTACTTGCTTTTGCATTTCAGCTTCGTAACCCATAACCATCTCTTTGATTTTAAGTTCAGCTGCTAACTTTTCTTCTTTTGAAGTATGCAAGTTGTCTATAACGCCACCAACACTCTTTATTAGTTCAGTAGCACCACCAGATAAAAGTTTACCTAACATTATTTAGATTTTCTTTCGTTTTTTCTTCTATCCCTCATTATTTGAGCTTCGTCTTCAAGTTTTTTTGCTGTCTTTTTTAAAGTTTTTCTTCTTTTAACATCTTTAGGATTAGTTGAACCCTCAAGGTCTGGAATATCATTGTCAGTTAAAAAACCAGCTCTCTCTTCATAGTCATTTATTCTTTCATTAGCCGTGAACTTTTGATCTTTAGTACCAGTAGGTTCAAAGCCCTCACCCTTACTAGTACCTTCGTCACCATAGTTTCTACCGAATATATAAGTACCATCCATTTCGCCTTTTTGAAGTTTTAGATTTTTTCTATCTATAGGTCCTTCCATATCATTATCTAAAGATTTTCCTGATACTTTTTGTTTCGTTGGTGCCGCGTTTCCGTGTCCGTAAAAAGCGGAGCCTTTCATTTTAAATGCCATTTTGTAATTTTTTATTATTAATGTTGTTCCCAAGGAAATGCTTTATCCCCTTCAGGATACCATTCACCTTCAAATTTTATATGTCCTTCTGCTCTTTCAAACTTATCGCCGTTCCAAGTTATTTCATCATCTGTATATCCTAGCTTACCAATCTTCATATCTGTCATGTGTTTCATCTCATGCATAACAACAGATCTTTCTTGCTCACTGTCTGGTTCTACATTGTTTGAAACATATATAGTACCATCGTCATTAGCTTCACCTAAAATACCTTCGTCTAAATCTTTTCTTATTATAGGTGTTGACTTATAACTGTTAGATGATTTAAAAGCGCTTTGATTTTTTAGTTTAAATGCCATTTATTTTTTCTTATACATTTTTGCTGCAGACTTCATTGATTCTGTTGTATTACCATCACCGTCAATATCTATAAAATCTGGTTTTGCCTGTTTGTTTGGAGACTTATACATTTTACCAGGAGCAGCTTTGATCTTAGCCTTTAACTCTTCTGGTAAATTATCTTGACTACCAACTAAAGCTTTTTTTATTGGGTTTTTTTGCACACTACCATACATCGGCATAGCGCTTTGTTTTTTTCTTGAGTTTCCAAATCCGTATTTACTTGGCATAGTTTTATCTGTTTTTGTCTTTAATCATATCATCAATAGCTTTGTTGTAAACTTTATCTGTATATGATTTATTATTATAAAATATACTTCTTTCTGATGTAGGTAAATCTTCTTCACCAAGAAGTACTCTGTAAATTCTACTTATCATTTGAGAGCATTTAAAAGAAGTTTTAAATACAGAGTACATTATAGTTGTTCTATTTCTGTGCCTCCAAGTTTCTATCCAACCTTCTCTTTTTAATCTCTCCCATCTTGTTTTATCCCATGAGTATGTGTAAACTCCGTTGATAAAATCGTTTCGTGTAAATCTTCCTTTACAATCTAAATAAATTAATAGTTCTAAATCTGCGTCGTTTAACCCGTAAGTTTTACAGACCCACTTTCTAGTGAGCCTGTAATACTTCAGGATATTTAGTTCACGCAAATCTTGCGCGGTTAGTCTCAATTATTCTTATGTAAGAACAATAGATACTATTACAGTACCAGCAGTTGCAGTTGCATCTACTATACCTCCAAATCTAGCTTCAAATGCAGTTTTTCCAGCAGTAGTTTTAGCTTCAGGTACAAAATCAAATACTCCTTTTGAGTTACCAGTTGGTCCAGCAAGAGTTTGACAAGTTTCTGTAAGTAATTTCATAAAAGCAGTAGCACTGACTAGTCTGTTTGCAGTAGTACCATCAACCGTAATTGTAAGTATTGAATCTGAAGCACCTGCGAAAGTAGCTACACAAGTAGCGCCTGTTACAACACATTCAACAAGTTTGCTTGCGTCAAGAATAATCTCTGAATTTATAACAAATGCATCACTTGTTATTTTTGGAAATTTTATTAAGTTCATAATTTTTTTTTTTTGTTAATTAATTTATTTGTTTGTTTGTTTGTTTCTAAGTTTAAGGCTTAGGGTTTCCGGTTTTGGTTAATCTATTAGTACCACGCTACCCGTATGAATAGCGTGGTATAATATTTTGTTAAGCTAATTACTCAGCAGCAATCGTGATATGCGCTTTATCAGCAGCAAAGCTAACAAAGTAGTAATGTGCACCATCACAAGTTATTGCTACTCTATCTCCTTTTGTTGCACCAGAAATAATAGTGATTACATCAATACCAGTTCCTTCTGTTACTGTTTGAGCAGCACCATCTTCACCGTCAATACCATGACCGTGAAATAAGTCTGTACCTACACATGTAATTGTTTGTGCGTTTGCAGCCACAGTTCCTACAATAAATTCAGCATTCCATCCTCTCTGCGCTAGAGCAGGAGCAGGCAATGTGATTGCGTAAGCAGCACCTTGGTTAATCATAAATAAATTACCAGAATCACCAGGTAAAATTGTTGTAGCAGCCGTAATGTCTACTATGTTTTTTCTTGTGTCAAAAAATACTCTTCCCATTTTTGTTTTTGTTTTAATTATTAATTTGTTTTAATCGTCACCGGGTTGTAGTGACTAGCACATCAAAACAACGTCTCTATCTTGAATAACTCTATAAAGAGTATCTTTCCATGATATGTCGTGTCCAGCGTGTTTATCGTAATATATCACGTCTCCATCTTTTAATGCTTCAACTAAATTTCCACATGATATTATTTTTGCTTTTATATAACGGTTGTCTACATCTGTATCGTCCGTCATTATAAGACCAGCAACCTTCTTAGGCTCTGTCTTTATTCTGTCTACTATTATATATCTATTAATTGCTTTCATTACATTCTCATATTTGAAATTACACAATCTGCAGATATTATTGTCGATACTACGCTAACAGCATTTTTAAGCGCCGATTTTGTAACCAAAACCGGATCTATTATACCAGCTGAAATCATTGTAGCTCTTTCACCGGTTATAACATCAATACCGTAACCTTCGTGATCTTCGTAACCAGCGGCCATAGTTATACCGGCATTATCTAATATAGTATAAAAAGGAGCTTGAAGAGCTTTCATTAGTATTTCTTCACCAACCGCTTTAGCGGAGATTTTTTGAGATGCATTTAGTAACGCAACTCCACCGCCTGGAACAATGCCTTCTTTCAAAGCAGCTTTAGTAGCGTAAATAGCATCTTCTATTCTATCTTTCTTTTCTTTGAGCTCTATCTTTGAATCAGCACCTACTTTTACCACGCCAACAGAACCTGACAGCATGGCTAATCTTTGTCTATGCTTTTTTTGTATAAATGGATTTTTATCCCACTCACCAATAGTTTTCTTAATAATAGCTATTCTTTCTTCCATAGCTTCTTCTGGAATATCTATAGTTAACACCGTGGTCTTATCATCTGTTACTGCTGAATAAGCCTCTCCTAAGCAACTAACATCTATAAGATCTAAATCATCACCTAATTCTTCATTGATTACGCTAGCACCTACAAGAAAAGCTAAATCAGCTACAGTATCATTCTTAGTAGGACCAAAGCCTGGTAAGTCAACTATATTCACTTTGATATTACCTTTCACTTTATTCATAACAAGTGCAGCTTTTACTTGTGCATCAACTGGAGCCACTATAAGTAGTGAACGTTTATGCTTTATAACATGTTCTAATACTGTTTGTATTTTTCTTATGTTTGGTATTTCTGAAGATACTATTAATACTAGTGGGTTGTCAAGATCAACAAGTTGTTTTTCTTTATCGGTAACAAAGTGTGCAGAAGTGAGTCCTGAATCTATCTGTACACCATCAACAATCTCAACATACGTTTCTTCAGTTGGTGACTCTTCCATCATTACCACACCATCCTTACCTACCTTATTATAAGCTTCCGCTATAATCTTTCCTAGTTCCGCATCATTATTACAGCTTATTGAACTAACAGATTCCAGCATATCGCCTTCGATCTTTACAGAAACTTTATCTAGGTAATCATTAACTTTTTTAGCTCCAGATTTAATACCTTCTTTTATGTCTCTTATAGTTACATCTTTATTGCAACTATTAACTTCTTTCAACAACGATTCAGCAAGGACGGTAGCTGTAGTAGTGCCGTCACCTGCTTCTCTCACTGTATTTCTAGCCGCTTCTTTTATTAAAGTAGCTCCCATGTTTTCAACCGGGTCAAATAAGACTACAGATTCTGCAACTGTTACACCGTCTTTTGTTATGACCGGAAGTCCTCTGGCGTCTTCGTATATAACGCACTTTCCAGATGCTCCAAGGGTTGATTTCACTGCTTGAGCTAGTTTTATTACGCCAGCTGCTATTCTATTTTTAGCCCCATCGCCAAAGTTTAAGTCTTTGACAATCTCGCTAGGCTGATTGTATTCCATGTATTAAATTAAATTTGATTAAAATATATTATTCGAAAGTTTTTACAACCTTTGGCCCTTTCGTAGCCTCTAATTTGTCAGCAAAGTGCTTTACGCTGCCATTTATTGCAGTTTCTGCACCTTCTATTGTTTCTCTACGCGTAACATCTTGCCATTCACCTTCTTTATCAGGGTTTTGGCATTCTGTTTGGTAAAATCCATTAGGTAGTTGGGTTATTCGCCAGTTTTTCTTTTCAGCAAGGTGTTTCCAATGTTTAATTGTTGTTTCATTCGGTTTTAGGTTGCCAGTCATACTGGTCTTATAGTATAAATAAGTCATTTTTTTGGTTTTAGGTTAATATTGACTTGGTTTAGGGTATTTCCCTAATCTTTTTTCTGTGGATATTTTTTATTGTACTCAGCTACCGATAAAGTGTTGTAGTCTTTTTGTTGTTGAGTTTTATAATTTTTATTTACGTTGTTTATAGAGTCTATTGAAAAGTTTAGATCATCGCCTTTTTTCTTTATTTGATCAGACTTCTTCTTTATAAAAGCTTCTTGAGATTTTTTAAGTTCCGCCTTTTCTTCTGCGTCAGTTTTTTGTTTCATTGGTGTTCCGTGCCCGTATAGAGCAGAACCTTTCATTTTAAATGCCATAATTGTTTATTTATTATTTTTATTAGTTTTTGTCCATTCCATCGTCACCAGCAAATTTAACACCTTTGTATTGGTCAGGGTTGTTTTTTCTATCTTCTTTAGACAAATACTTATGGATTTTATTATCTCTTTTAACTGTTTTCTTTGTAACTTTTTTCATTAACTTTTTAGATTTTTTAGTATCAAAACCTTCTTTGTTAGCGTTATCTCTAAGTTTATCTTTAGTTTTTTCAACTTTATTTATAGATCTTTGCGTTCTACCTCTTTTAGTAAATATATTACCTTTTTTGTTTTTAGTACCACCTACTTCTTTTTGTTTGTTTGGCGATTGCTTTGATCTCTTTAAGTCTTCTTGATATTCTAGTTCTGCATCGTTTAATTGACCATGTGCAGATACAGTAGATTTTTTAGGAATTATTTGTGAAGTTTGTTTTGGTTTTGGTGCGGGTTCAGCTTTTTCAAGCTCAGGCATTTTTTCCACAGTCCTTCCAGTAGTTGCGCCATCTTTAATCATTCTATCAGCATCAGCAGGAGTAAAGCCTTCTTTTATTAATTCTTCTTTAGTTTTCTTTGGCCTTCCGGGAAGTATGTCCCCATGCTCTTTTGTATGCTTTTTCATTGCAGAATCAGCCATCATAGTACCATCTGGCATTTTGTGCATAGATTGTTTTTTGCTTGGTGTTCCAATGCCATAGTTTCTGTACATTGGCGATCCTTTCATTTTAAATGCCATATTATTTTTTGTATTTAGTTTCTTTTACTATACTTCCAGGAAACTTATAGTTTTTACCTGGTTTCATTATTTTTGTATTCCCTAGATTGTCCGTGCCTTTAACTTTAAAATCAACACCTTTCATTGTTATATCGCCAGAAGGTATTATATTGACTTTTTTGTTTACATCAGGACTATCTCTCTTATATCCATCTACAGAACAATTGCAGTTACCATGGCAACCACATATCTTTTTAATTAATCCTGGTAGTGAAGCGTTTCTCATACTAGTATGATTACATAGTAAAAGAGTAATTTACAAAAAGTGTGACACTTGCCTGTTACTAGTAATTATTAATAGGCTAATGTCACAAAAAAAACGTTGTAAATATTGGGGTACTGCGTTCCCCCCCCTCTATAGGGGCACCCCTCCCCAATCAAAAGTGCTTCTAACTACACCGGCGGCACTCTTTTTCAACACTTTTTTGATTTTATTTCTGCGTTTGCGTTCTTATTTATATATTTATATTATCTTCAGCAATTCGTATTACATTTGCAGTCAAATATTTTCACATATTACTATTCACATATCGATTACAATACAAATACGACTACATGTAGATAATATATATGTAAACAGAAACAAACAAACAAACATTACAATTACAGTCGACGTTGAGTAACATTTAACGACTATAAATAACACGAATGACAATACTAATTAACAAATGTGAATTCAATTACAATTGTGAACAGTCAAGTGCAGAGCAATGTATGTACTATAATAATATCAACAAAACAAAGTATATACTTTTACAATGTAAATACGAAGTTAACAAGATAATATAAATGTAACAAACAAACAAACAAAATATAAATAATTAAATAAAAAAAGTATGTCAAAATTAAACAAAGTTGAAGAACTAAAAACTAAAAGATTTGTAATCAGAAAATCCTTAATCGGTAAAAATGTAGTAATATCATTTACTAATAAAAAACAAGAAAATGTTTCTTATAATCATGATGAAGTATATAATACTCATAAAGAAAAATTCGAGTCAATGAATTGTTTCAATAAATACAAATCATATACTTCAAGTAATAATATTTCTCTCTCTCCT